CTTGCTCTAAGATTGGTTTCATAAGGGACGGTAATATTTTCTCAAACATTGGAGCTAACAAATACTTACCAGCCATTGCGCCCATAACAGCGTTACCGGAAGCAGCACCAAGGGCCCCACCAATACCTCCACCAAGCATTTGGTGAATACCTTTTTGTACTAAGTAGTCAGCAACTTTGGAACCGGGAGTATCTTCGTGTTCTAATAATTGTGTAAGAATGCTTGTTTCGCGACTTTTCAATGGATTCTCAATACCAAGATTGGCATGAGTTTTCTCCATTGCGTCAGTAAATTTATCACTGGCTTGAAGAAAATTACCTAGCATGCCTTGGCGCTTTTCTCCGGAATACTTGCCAATGTTGTTAATGAAAGAATTGACTTTGCCCATATCAATTTCGCGAACATTGTTAACTTTGGAAGTAAACTGAGTTTCAAAATCTTTTAATGGTTGTTGCAACTGAGACCAAGCTTTATTAATATCTGCCGTTCGCATTCCAGCTTCGCCCCAAGCTTTAGAAGCTAAGTTATCCCTTACTTCTTGTCCCAGGTCTTTGACTGTTGTTAGAAACTTGTGGCTGATATCAAAAGTATCTGTGCGTTTTAAAGTTTGATAAGTACTTTGAGCATATCGTTTGAACTCGTTTAAAGAATTGTAAACTTCAATTGGTTTTGCATCAGGCTTTAATAAAACTTGCTCTAAGGCCGAGTACTGTCGTTCTAATTCTTTTACGTTGTGAGCAGGAAACTCGTCAAGATTTGCTTTCATGTTGTCAACAGTTTTAGCAATCTTTTGAGCAAGTTCATCAGTATGTTTAATAGTTTGCTCAGTCATTTCTTTTGGCAACAACTTTTCTAATTCTTGTTGTCGTAAGCCGCCAGCTCCATAAACTTCACTAACTGCTGTATTTTTTACTAACTCGTAGTTTTTCTTTAACTGTTCCGCTGTAGCTTCCACGGGATTAGGCATATCCATGTGTTGTTTCAAACGGCTACGTAAGTCAGCAGCAAATTGGCCAGCTTTGCCTTCTGCTAAAGCATTCCAGGCACCAGAGACACCGCCAAGAGCAGCTCCACCGGCCCCACCTATTAAACCAGCAAGGCCTACGTTTGCAATAGCTCCTTGAAGACTTTGATTTGGGTCCTGCAAATAAGCTTTGCCAGCTTCATCCCCCATTTGAAATAATGCAGCACCTGTGGCAGCCCCGGCTGCTTGGGAAGCAACGCTTTTCATTAGAGATTTTTCAGCAAATTTGGAAGCAACTTTACTAGATATCAACTCTTCCGCGGCAGTCAAAGCTCTGGCTTCTCCAACTCCAACCATGCTACTAACGCCAAGACCGACAGCTTCTCCAGCTGCTCGTGCCCAAGGATTTGCTTCCATGTTTTTAAGAATTTCTTCTTTGGGAGTTCCTAAAATACTATGTTCTAAAATTGCTGCACCTGGGGCTGTTACAACTCCAGATAATGCCCCTCGTCCGAAAGCTTTGGCTTGATTGGCAGTTGTGGATTGTTGCGCATAATCAACTAAATGCCCAAGTTGTTCTGGGTCCGGTTGTGTAAATCCTTGAGATAATAGTTCTGGCGCATCTTGATAATCAACGTGTACAGGATTGCCTTCTGGGTCATTCAAAGGCACAGCGTGGCTACCAGATTGGATAGCCTGTTGCATTGCATTGTTATCTAGATTCTCCGCGTAACCGGATTCTTTATTTATTAGAACGGGCATTGTAACTTCCTGGAGCTTGTACAGGTCGTACTGTTTTTGGCATATTTAATTTAACTTGATTTGGCATGTAAGCATCAAGTGTAGGACTGGCGGAAACGTTTTTCATCATTTCTGATAGCTGTTGTCGTTTTGTAGCAATGACTTGTGCATTATCACCTAATTTAGGAATTAAATGCCCTAATGATTCTATTTCTTGGTCAGAGACGCGGCCCGCAAGTTCTTTAGCTAAAAACTTAATTTGAGTCGAAATGCCTTCAATTTCTCTAGGGGCTGCCAATGGATTTGTAATTCTATTCATTGGTTCGTTTAATTTTGCAGCTTTGTCAAATCCTTGAAGAACTGATTGTACTTTAGATTGCAATACTTGATGGTCTTTCATTTCTTCAAATGCTTTTGCTTGGTGTTCTTTTGGAACTAAAGCCGGAATAGCTTGCTCTGGATGAACAACTCCGCGTTGCAGTCCTTCAAATACAGAATTCCTGTAATTCATTTCAGCTTGTAATGGTGCGAATTGTGCTTTTAATTGTCCAATTGCTTGTTGAGCTCTCGCTTGTGCCATAGGGTCTTTAGACGCAGCAGCCGCTTCTTGTAATTTAGAAGCAACTAAATCAGCATACATAGACTTAGCCATGATAGCAGCGTCTTTTGTATTTCCAAACTCTTGTTGTATGTTTTTAATGAATTGGCTTTGGATATCTTTGTTTCTAATTTGTGCATCAATGTCTCGGTTAATGTTGTCATTTAACATTTTAACAGCCATGTTCTCGCCACCGGCTAAACCTTGGCCAATGCCTCCAAGAATTAGACCAATAGCAGTTACCGCTTTTTGTCCGCTAGGCATTGAGTTAATAAAACGTTGAGCATCAATTGGATTTTCTTGAAAGTGTTGATTTGCAGCGGTAAGCCGTTGTTGAATATCAGATGCTTGTTTATTGAAAATTGCTGACATTTCTGCTTGTTTAGCAGCTTGGTCACGATATAAAGCAGCTTCTTGTTGTCCAAGTTGCCCTTCGGCTGCTGCTTGCTTTTTAATTCCAGCTTCTTGTTGTTGCATAGCTGCTTGTATAGGTTCTGTCGGGTCTGGGCGTTTAACGTATTGTGCAACTTCTTTAGTCATAGGAGCTTGTAGTGGTACGTTTTCATAAGCAGGCTTGTCAGCCACAGGCATAGACATTGGAGATGGATTTACATTTTCAATTGTGTTTCCAAATAATTTAACATTACCTTCTGCATCTGGTTGAGGCGCAAGCGGTGCACCAAACAAAGTTACAGGAGACATATCTGGTTGCAAGTTATTTTTGCTCATTAGATTTTGTTCATAATCTTGAATCGGCTCTGGTAAATATCCGCCCTCAGCATATCCTTGTTTAATTTCTGGTTTATTTTTATGCTGCTTATAAAATTCTATAATTGCTTTTTCTGGGTCTTTAGATTGCAAAACACTGCGTGGAATTACTAGTTCTCCAGGGCTAAGCATTGCAGGAACGATATCATTTTTAGGGGAATCTCCAGGAACCGGTGCTTTTCCGTTAATAGGTCCGCCATTATATTTCGGTGTTGGTATTAGCCCCGTCGCAACAGCTGCTCCTCCAACTAGGCCACCTATCATTTGATTTCGTTGTTGATTAGCAGTAGTCTGTGCTTGTAAATTTGCTTGTTGTCCAGACATTTGAGCTTGATTATAATTAGATTGTGCTCCAAGCAAATTTCCTTGTTGTCCTAAGCCAATCTGTCCTAATTGTCCAATCGCTGCTTGTTGTTGTCCCAATTGCTGTCCTGATAATGCTGCCAATTGTTGTTGAGCGGCTAACTGTTGATTAGCTTGCATAGTAGCAGCTTGGCCGGCCATAGCTTGTTGATTTGCAGCTCCTTGTTGAGCAATTTGACGGCCCACAAGACCAGCATTAGCAGATGCTCCGCGTTGTCCGGCCATAAGAGCTGCTTGATTAGCAGTGTTTGCTGCAGTAGCTTGAGCTAATTGTGCTGCTGCTGGATTTGGTCCTTGGCCTTGAGCTTGTTGTTGTAATTGGGCTAGTAACTGATTCTGAGCACTTAGGCCTTGGTTACCTTGCAGAGCTTGAACAAACGCTAATTGTTGCGCATAAGCATTTGCAACTTGTTGTTGAGCTTGTTGCACTTGTTCTGGAGATGTTGGGTTTTGAATGCTGCCAAGGTTAATTTGAGGAGCGCTTTTGGCACCGCCTAGAACGCTTCCTACTACATCGCTTACAAATGACATGGATTACCTCTAACTAAAATTTGTAACGGAACCGGCCTAAAGCCTACAGATTGAGCTCTCTCTATAACGTCGGCGTTTTTAGAAAAAGCGACTAACTGCTTGATTCCTATTGATTCTGAATACTTAATAATATGGTCCACAAGTATATTCAAAGCTTCGTGTCTAACTGTTCCGCTGTAAGCTGGATTTGTAATTAAAGAATCAAAAATACCAAACCCGGCTTCGCATCGTAACAATGAAGCAGCTGCTATATCTTCAACTAGCCAAGTTAACTCAGCCGGAGCCGAGTCTTGTCTATTGTGGCTTTTTAGCAACATTTGATAAATTTGAGCATCTTGCTCAGTATATTTCCTAACCAACACTTTGTTTTGCTGCGACTTTCTGATTAATACCTTTGGCTCCAACTACTAGGTTAATTCCAGACATTGTAAATCCTGCACCAGCAGGCGCACCTTTAGAACTATCATATTGTTCGACAACTGTCAATCTAATTGACTGGCATTTTTGCTGTTGTAAAAAGATTCTGTATTGTTCTTGGCTAAGGTCGCCACCATATGGGCTGCCGGAACCATAGAACGGGTCAGAACCATAAGTAGTAACAGTATTTGGCGGCGTAATAATGCTAGTTTGAGTTATAGCGGAAATGTAATCATAAGCCAATTGTACTGCTAGTTTATGTGGACTGACGTAATCTGCCAGCAATGTAAAAAAGTATGCGCGTTGGAATCCTTGAAGGCCTGTAAGCTTAATCCATGCAGTTGTGAACTTAAGGAGAACTGGAGAAGAGCCATCAAGGTACACGCCGTCTGTCTCTTGTCTCAGCTTACCGTACGGCGTTAAATATGTATGTTTATCATTGTATATACAACTAGAAATCGCAGGCGCATTTGTAAAAATAGACCATTGACCATAAAAATAATTGTAAACTAACATTTGATTATTATCGTTCGTGAATCTAACTTCATTTACATTAGGAACAGATACGGCACTGGTAATGGCTGTTCCGTTGTAAGCTTCTACAGCTGTTCCAATATACTTAGTGGACAAATCACGCCCAAGTAGCCAAATACCCTTGGTAGATTTGAACATGATTCCCAGTGGCATTTGAATAATAGATTCTGGCTCCGAACATCCTACAGCGCTGGTAATATAAGTTGGCTCGGAAAAGTCGTTGTTAGCACCAGTAGCATCAGGACCGTTGCCAGTTAAATAATAAATTGCATTCTGTTTAAAGATAATTAATTTGTCATCGATGGCCGACAAAGCTTTGATATCACCAGTAGAGCCTTGAACGCCAGTAGTTGGAGCTACATAAATTGTTTGCAAATCTGTCATTTCTACAGGTGTCCCAGACAACACAACTTTTGAATACCAGATTTCGTTTCTATTTTCTGCATTTACTACGAATAAGCGATTCTTATACAAGGCAGAAGAAAAACTAGCAGGCGCAGCAATGTTTTCTAACACGCCACCAGTTGTGTAAAGTAACGTGTTTCCGAGAATCTGCGCATCTGTTTTAGTGTCTACAAATGTAACTGAATCTACAGATGTATCATTTAAGGTCGGAGCAGACACAGAAGACACTTGATAGTAAAGCTGTTGCGCTGTAGACCATCTGTATAATACTAGCCTTACTGATGTCTTATAAGTAAGACGTAGCGTTGGAATTGTAACTGTGATTGTATTGTTTGGTCCAGTTAGATTTACACCATGTGGTACTGATGGGGCAGACCTGTGAATGTTCCCTGCCGCATCTGTCCATTCGTAGCATGCAACATAATAATACTGCTGCGCGGCAAGACTGCCTGCTCCATTAGAAGACACTGATGTTAATGTTTCTGGGTATACTAAAAAACTGTGTTCAACTGGCACTGAGCCATCGTATTGCCATAGGATACCGCCAGTTAAATGCAAGCTTGAGCTTATTTCGGAAGAGCTTTGTACAGTGTTATTAATTGTAAAAGAAGCTAATCCAATGCCGGTTTCTGTGTAAATTCCAGCACTAGTGGCAGCACCCTGGTCTTTGTTTACAGATACTAACAAATCTTTAACTTCGTAGCTTATATAAATGCTTCCGTTGTACAAGTTTGCAGATGACAATGTGCCAGTAGAGCCAGCATTGCTAGCCGCAAGCTTTGCAACAACTTTTCCGCTACTAGATATTAAAAAGTAAGTAGGCTGGTAGCTGCTTGAAAATAAGCCAAGAATATAAACTACACTGTTAACAATAAACGGTTTAGACGCAATGTATAAACTGCGATTTACAATAGCTGCAGTTCCAGCTGTACCAGATTGCGCAATAGTGCGTTGTCGTATGATGTTTGAAATCTGATAAAAAAGCGTACAAATGCCGGAGTCTGCAACACTTGTCAAAGCCGTTACAGTTCCAGATACCATTTCAACGGGAGCAGTTATTAATACTTGATTATACGAGTAAACAGTTGTATAAACTTTAGTCAGGGTATTATCATAATAAGAAATGTATAAAACAGGCGTCGCTTGTGAGCTATCTGCGCTAATACTTACATGTGCCCCGTAATAGCCAGAAATAACTGTTGCAGTACCTTGAACAAAAGCTGCAGTCATTCTATTGAATCTAATAGCTCCGCCGACGTCACTACCTTCCCAAGCAAAACAAAGTGTATTATTAATAGACAAAATGTCGTATCCAGAATTAACAGATGCGACTTGCGAGCTTAGAGTTGTAATAGTGCCTGGATTTGTTGGGTTGTTAATGGGTATTGCAAGATAACGCAATGTTGGGGTTGCGGTTACCAAAGTTATAAATGTTATAACATAGTAATTGCCCAAAATTGTAACTTTTGGTAAATAACCAGCAGACACTACTTCTGTTTTGCTGACAATTACTGTTCCGTTGGTAGAATTAGAAATCTGATAATAAACTGCTCCTGATTCTAAAAATACAGAACAAAAGGAACCATTGGAAGCCATGGCAACATCTGGTTTAGTTTGAGCTCCAGAAGAACGGATGACCGGCAGTGTGCGAATATCTACTGGCTGAACAGTTCCTTTGGTATACCATTGGTCACTGTCTGCATTGTAAGCTTGTAAGTTAGAACCAGTAGCTATTAGATTACCATTAAAAGTTGTAATAGTAGTTTGGTCGGTATTGCCAATATCAGTTAGATTGCCAAAGCCGTTGCGTTTCTTTAATAAACCGCCGGTTTCAAACACGGCATTCTCAAGTTCTAGAAAATTACCAATAGCAACCTGTTTAGGGTCACTTTTGGTATCTAAACCTTGAGCAAAATTAATATCAATAGCCTGTTTTTGTACTGGCATTTAAACCTCAAAAGCAACTAAGCGAACATCATAAATAGAACCAGAAATAAAAGTTCCAGCTTTTACTGAGAAAGAATGCGACCCTGCTGATATTACTGTTGGAGTCGTAAAAGAAAAAGCAGAGGCCGGCAGTGTATTTCCATTTACATAAGCACCGCCCAATTCGATACTAGTATCTCTATAGTAACTTAAATAACAATCAGTCCCAGATAAATAGGCAGGAAAAGCACCAGCAATAGAGTTTGCAGGTTGCAGCTCTAAACGAACTTGTCTTGTTCCGCTACAGGTTAAAGTTACAGATAAATTAGTGACATTGTACATAACTAATGTTCCGCCAGAAGCGGTTACTGTATAGTTTCCACAACCAGTACTAATAGCAATATTGGCAGAAGCTAATTTTGCATTGGTAACGTTAGCATCAGCAATTTTTGCAGTTGTAACATTAGAATCTGCAATTTTAGCTGTTGTAACTCCAGAATTTTTTATTTGTATAACATTGGAACTAATTTCTAAAGAAGAATTATCGATGCTATACGGAGCCGACATATTGCCAGAAGCGTCCAAAGTCATTATCTTTTGAGAACTTGGTAAGCTTGGTAGAACCAAAGAATAATCAGCCCCCATGGCATTTGGAGGGCTTAAGGTCAAAGCTTTTGAATTAGCAGTAATGTTTCTTAGCAATACAGAACCTGCATCTAAACTTGCAGCAGTGTTAACGGCCGATTGAAACACAATTGTGGAAGATAAGTTTACAAACGTTGCACTAGCAGGGCTTACAAGATTTGCAATAGAACCGGAGGTACCGGCAACAGAACCGGATTGTGTTAATCGAATTTGATTCCCTAGGCCGTCGTTGTAATAAAGGTCGTTGGCAACTCGGTATATACATCCAAGGTCGGAACCACCAGATAATGCTGACACTTGGTCTTGCAACCTCAAGCTTTTAATTGCAATGATGTTGTTGTTATTCATTGTGAAATTAGAATTAATATTCAACCCATCTGGAGTAATCTGAACACCAGAACCAGGAGCATGATTGTGTTGGTCTAAAATGTTTAAAGATTGGTTTACATCGCTAGCATAAACTGGCCCTGCAGTTACACCAACGCCTGGAAGTACCAGTTTCATGTTTGGACTGTAAGATTCGCCGGCCATTGAGAACTCCTAAAATACATAAATGTCTACGACTGCTGCCGCAGAACTTGTTAATTGTAAAGTAAGCTCAGGAAACTTGTTAGCGTCCTGAGTATCATAAATTGTAGCGGAAGAGCGTTGTCTTGTTAGAATCCAACCTTGTAGTTTTCTTCCCAGCAAATGATTAATAACGTTAGCACCAGAAGATAATTCCACATTCTTTAAAACTTTTCCGCTAGAAATTGGGTTGGCTACCAACGGGTTTAATTGCGTTGCCCAAGCAGTTTGCATTAGGCCCATTTCGTTGGAGTCAGATTTAAAAATTGGTAATGCCATACTACGTTCCGCCCCATGAGCCGTCAAAGCCAAAACCGCCTTGGCCGCCGCCGTTTCTTCCAGCAAAACTACGCGTATTACTGATTGTATCTGGTTGTCCTGCGTCTCTGTTCATTGCAGTTTCTTCTATTCGTTGTTTTAATGCCATTTTTTGTGCAACTAGCAAACTTGCGTCTGATTCTTCTTTTTCCAATGCTTTGATGGCTGCATCAACAATTACATATTCAGTCCATCCAGATATACCATCAAGAATGTCAGAATCTTTTAACAATGTGGCAACTCTTGGAATGTACCAAGCTTGCATGTATTGACCAGCTGATGGAGTCGGAATAAAGTGAATTGAATTGCCCATCAGGCGATATTGCATGTTAAAAACACCAAAAAAAGTACTAGTAACATTAGGATAAACGTATCGATTCCTAGAGATAAATGGAAATTTATTCAATGTAACCCATGCATTGTTGTTAGCAGCAATACCGCAATCCAATCCCATTAGTTTATAAAAGGGTTTGCATACCTTGCCATTAACATCTGTAAATGAGCTAGAACCATCTGGTAAATTATAAATAGCATTGGAACCGTCAGTAATAAATTGATAAGCAGGTGCGATATAGTAATCTTCATATGTGGTTACAAGTAAATCGTACAGTTCAAAATAGCTTTGATTAATATAAGAATTCCACTCTGGTTTAGTAACAAAATTAGAATTGACACGGTCAGCGCGTTGTTGAGCCATGGTGCGAATCTGCCCAAGCGTCATTTGACCTGGTTGTGTCGGAACTATAGATTGAACTTCTGTTGGGCTACTTGTGCCGCTAGTGTTATAAGCTGATACACGATAGTAATAAACAGTGCCAACCGTGACCGAAGTGTCCAAATAGTCAACGGCGGCAGCGTTAGAAACTTGCGTAAATGTAATATTATCTGTGCTGCGCTCTACAGGATACAAGGTTGCCCCAGCTGAGCTATCCCAACTGAGGTATACTTGTCCATTTCCTTGTTGCACATACAGATTCTGTGGTGTGCTGGGTATGGCCATTTAGCCCCCTAAAGGTTATGTGCTAGCGTTTCGGCAAGTAATTTTTAGATAAGCAACTTCACCAGAAGCAGGGTCAGCAGCTGCAGCAGCAATATCACGGAATTGGATAACCATTTGTGGAGCTGAAACTGTGTTTACTTGTTCAGAAACAATGTTCATGTCTGGAGCCGCTGGAGCGGAAGAGCCTGATTTAAACACTGCTTGAGCATCCATAAGTAAATAGAAGTTGTCTTTTAGACGTAATGTATAGTTACCAGCAGAGTTTCTAGTAATAGATACAACACCTTTTGCGTTTGAAAGCGTAGGTGCTCCTGAAGCTCCAAATGTAACTTTTGCGTAGATATCTACTAGGTCGCGTTCGTAAGAATATCTGAATTGAAATAGACGTGAATTAGCCATGTGTACCTCTTGATTGGGGTAAGGTTAGTTGTCGGTCATTGGTCGCCCCTGACATTTACCGAGAGCTGGTGCTCATATTATCGTATTTGTTTTTAAAAATAAAAAACCCCTGGGGGCGTTTTAAGCTTCCCAAGGGTTAAGTACGTAAAAACTGTACGATTAATACATTTTTTAGGTATTTGCGTATTTTATAGCTTTATCTAAATCCTTTTATTTAGGAAGATTCGGCTTTGGCATTGATTTAAGTTTATCTAAAATCTTTTTATGTATTTTTTTTGCTGGATGATTAGCGCCCTTAAATAGTGGTTTGCCATTATATCTATCTTTTACATACGCTCCAGCATCAGATGTTCCAACATCTTCATGTGATATAGCTGAGTGCGCTGCATGAGGAAGGTTGATTCCACTTTGTTTTTCTGTTTGGTCTTGATATTTATTGCGCCCAGCTCCGCCTGCAAGACTGTCCATAGGCCCCTTTTTGCATTTATTACATTTTTTCATAAAAAAACCTCCTAAAACTATTATGTCCTAGGAGGTCTTTTTTTGTCAATTTTATTTTGGCATAGTAGCCCAAAAATGAGCTAACTATTTGATTATGCTGACAAAGGCACAACACAGTTCCAAACTGGAGCATTACATACCAAGTTACCATAGTAACCAATACGAATTTCCAAGGCATCTGCGTTACCAACACGAAGACCTTCTAGACCCTCAAGTCCATAAGTCAAGATGTGTGGAGCTTTTCCAAGTGAACGGAATTTCAATGTATCCATTTGCAACAAGTAAGCTGTTCGGCTTGGGCAGTTACGGTCAGGGATAACAGTAATCGGTCCATATGGAGCATGGATTTTAAGACCAGCAAAAGCAATGTCTGCTTCATCATGTCTTACATCAACGTATTGCACTTTGGAACCTAAAGATTTCTCTAAAGCTGCATAAGAAGCAAAGTTCATAAAGCACATGTCAGGTTGTCCACCTTCACGAGCAACTAGGGAAGCGGCATCAATAAGAGCCTCTTCGATTGTCTCATTGCTAGTGTTTTGAGCAATAACTCCGTACATACGAGAATCAACTGAACGGTTAACACCCCAGAAAGAATCTGAAGAGCTAGGAGCAGTTTGAGGGAACCATGCACCAAGACCAGATACTTTTTTGAAGCTAGTAGTAGCAGACAGCGCACCAAAAGCAACGTCACCTTCTACGCCAAGCATTGGGAAGCTTGTAGACCAGTTAGTTGGAGTTCCAGCAACGCCACCAGCGGAAGCGGATACTGTAATTGTTCCAGCATAACGGTTAACAGCAATAACATATCCAGAAGCTGCACCAGTAGATTGAGTATAAGTAGAACCAGAAACTGAGTACGACACAAGTGCCATTCCAACTTCAAAGTTAACTACAGAAGAAGCATCAGACAATGTGATAACACCAGAATTGATTGCTGAAATCTGTCCACGAGCTCCAGAACCATCGCTATACAAATCCAAAGCTAAGTCGTTAGAAATGTTTCGGAATGCGGTATCCATAACAAGTTTTGCTTCATCGATAAATGCACCAGCATTATCTTTAGTAGCTTCTAACAATTCGTTTGTGATTGTAGCAATTTGGTAGTTGCTTACACGGTAAACGAAAAAGCTTGCCAAAGCAGGAGCTGTTTGGTTGTTTTGCGCATTCGAAAATGTAGCAGAACGTCCTTGAGGCGTCAATGGGCGGTTGCCCTGTTATCGTAGTGGCTTTTTATCCTCTACTTCTTAAACTTGCTAATATATTCAATAAGTTTATACATTCGTTCAACATTTTCTCCTAAAAGTCCCAGTGCAGTATTACACTCATTGCACAAAAGGCCTCTTATAAGTTTTGTATTATGGCAATGGTCTACTGCCAATCTACGTCCACTTTTAGATTTAGATACTTTGCAAACAGCGCATTGGTTATTATGCTCTTTTCGCATTTTGTAGTAATCTTCCAGAGACAAGTCGAAATTTCTTTTAAGGTCTTTTTTTAACGTTATTTCTTTTCTACGTTCTTTGTTTTCTTGTGACCAACTTTTAGTATTAAGGCGCTCACAATTTTTACAATAACTTTCAAAATAAATATTTTTATTTTTACCTCTAAAGCGTTTTCTAAACTCTATGAGTTCTTTTTTCTCCTCACATTGAATACACTTTTTTTGTTTAAGTTCGGCGTACATTTTGACTTCCATTTAGAAGCCTCCTTCACTCTTGGTACTATTTTATTCTGCTTTTTGAGCAGTTTCAAGTACTACGCTCTACACTGTTTCAGATTGTTACATGCTGAAGTTAGCACGGTATTAGCATTTCAGCCTTCACCGTTTTTGAAGGATTTTTATACGGCATGCCTACCGTATATCAAAGGTACTGGGATATATTTACCAGCAAAACCACTTGGACTTTCATCCTTAGGCACTAATGCCAAAAATGGATTCTTCTTGTAAACAAGGTCTTTCATGTAATCCAAAGAAAGACAGCACCTTTAATTCAGGAGACAATTACATATCACCTGTGTACAACTCTTTTAGAGCTGCTACCTGATTCGAGGTACTTGCATAAGTAGCCATAATTTATTTTCCTTTTTAAGATAGTTGTCCCTTGAAAGCAGCCAAGGCACGTTCTCGGCGTTCTTTTTCAGACGAGCGTTTAGCTGGCTGACTAGGGAGATTATTGTTTAGTGTTTTAATTGCAGGTTGTCCAGGTCTTGAAGCTGCTGCTGGTGTCTGCTCAGGAGCTTTTGGAGCTAGCCTTGATTGAACTTTCTTAAGTTGGGCCATTTTGTACGCTTCTTCGACCAGGTGATTTTCTACTTCCCTGGCTGCTTCGGAAACGTCCATCAAATAACCTTCGCTTTGGAAAGTTTGCTCAATCAATTCAACCACGGCGTCGTGCATATTCGCCGATTTAATAGTTTCAAATTCTTCGTTAGAATCAACTAACATCTTTACTTCATTACTTATTTGTTTTTTAGCTTGCTCGTATTGTTTAGAAGCTTGCTCTTCGGCAGCTTTTTGAGCTTTAGATTGCATGTCTTTTAAAGATTGTAATTCCGCTCGTAGCGCCTTAACGGCTGGGTCATTGTAACTAGGAGCATTCATAAGTAGTTCTGTTAGTTTATTAGAATCAAATCCTAGTTCGTTTAAAGCTCCTAACGGGTCTTCATTGAATCTAGACTTGGGCATGTAATCTGTCTCATATTGACGCATTTTGGCTTCCAAGGCTTGCTTCTCCTGGGCCATTTGTTGTTGCATTCTGCGGTATTGCTTTTCTTTTTTAGCAAATACATCCATTTCTGGGTTTACAGGTTGCTGTTCCGTTTTTAGGTCAGCAGACGGTTGTTGTACGGCGGCAACTGCAGCAGCTGCCGGGCTTTGTTTTATATCATCCATAAATTATCCTTGTGGCATGGTTGGTAATAAGTCAGAAGTAGGGGGAGCATTTGGAACGGCCATTGGAGCGGCAGGCGCAGCCCCAGGCATTGGAGGTGGCATAGATGCTTGTTGAAGTGCCAGCAGTTGTCCATGCCATTGACGAAGTAATTCTAGTTTAGATTCTTCCAAGTTACATTGTGCATACAGGTTGTAGTATTGTGTGACAATCTTAATCCCTAGGGCAATATCTGTATATGGGTCTGGCGGTTCATATTTAGAAGAGTCAATAATATCATCAAGAGTTTTATAAATACGCTCTTCGGCTGCTGTGGCTAATTTGTCTACTTGTTCTAAATCAGGGAAATCTAGCAAACGTCTGCCTTCATTAGGGTCTATTAAACCAGATTGCATCATTTCAACTACTTTTTCTAATCGTCCTGATGGTTGCTTAGGTAATGAAGATGTGTCAAAACATTGGATAACAAACGGATTCTCAAGTAGTTCCGCTTTTGGCAAATCTATTTCTTTTGCTCCGTTTTTATTTGGATATACAGTTTGATATTTTCCAGTACGTTCTGCAATCTCTTTAGCTTTGTAAATAATTTTATAACTCAGGTCTACAAAGAGTTCGTCGTATTTTTTCGCCAATGTTGCAAATCTATCACTTTGCAAGTCGTCGTAGTTTCTAATGGCTTCGCCTGAGTTAAGCCCAGCTGGTTTTTGGCTTGTCGCCGCAAGCGCGCTAATTCCAGACTGTTGGTAGGCGTACTCAATAAGACGTTGGAGCTGGGCGTACATTTCTGGATGAATGGACGGGGCAACGGAATATTCTGGTTTTGTACCACGGTAAGTGATAATTGAGCCGATGGAGTTATTAAGATGGGCGTGGACGACCTTAGAGCCATCTTCGACAAATATCCTTGGAACCCCGACCAGAGATATACTTTGACTGACTGTAACCAAGATTTTATTGATTTCAAGCTGAGTTCCTGTTAACTGTTCTGCCAAGCCTTGGCCCCAAAGGCCAACTAATCTTGGGCTAAAGTGGATAAATACAAACGGAAAAGATTCATCTTTATATTCTTCATCTAATAAAATTCCAGCGGAACAAGCAATAACGTGTCTGCCGTCAGAAGCTTTTTTACTGCTAGGTAAATGCCAAGCTTCTACAACCATAACTTGGTCAGAGATTGTCTTTTGAGATTCTCCTGAGTTGTCTGGGTACGCTTGTTCTGCTTTTTGAACTTCTGACTTGTACTCAGGGAACATTTCTAATAGCATGCTTCGGTCAACAAGCTTTAGCTGGTACATGCTGCGTGGATTACCGTAGAAAGCATCGTTAGTATCAACAAATAGTTCCGTTAGCATTACACGGTCAAGTGCCACTCGTTCATTGTCATCTTCGTACACTTTGATACAACCAGAGCCAAGAATGGCCGCGTCTCTAAGCACTAGTTCTGCCAATTGAGCTGCTTTGGTTTGATACAATTCACCAGCAATAAAATGGTTTAATTGTTTCGCTAGATTGCGCTCTTTGTATTCTCCGCCATCTGTTAAAAACGTAGGTCTTGGCTTAGCTTGGGCTAATCGGCTTACAAGCGTATCAACACAAGATTGCACCACATTCATGGTAGGTCGGTCTACAGGCAAATTGTTTTGTTGTCCAAGGCGGTTATAACTAGCACCTGCAAAGGTAGCTAAAGGCATGTTACCATACAGACGAGCGTGAATTGCTGCTTGGCGGTATCGATATTGTTGTTGTTCTTTTAGAAATGATGCAGTTTCAATTACTTGTTGGCACAGTTCTGCTTTAGATTTGGCTCTCCACCAGTTGTAGCTCTCAGGAGATGTCTTGTTTGTCTTTTTCGTTTTAACCGTAACTTCTGTTCGGTTTTTATTTCTTTCGGTATTGTTTTCAACTTTATAGGCCATAAGATTACGCTCCTATGCCTGAATTAGAGGACCAAAGCAAAATGTCTTCATCTGTTAAACCGGGTAATGCTGCTAACGGAACAGACGCAGATTGTTGTTGTGGCTTTTCTTGTTCCAATGGTTCAATAAGCATTTTAATGCCATCGATTTCAATACTGCGTACGCCTTGCCGACGGCAAAGCTTTAGCAATGATTCTAATTCTTTTTGATTTTCGATTTTCATATTATCCTAGTTTGTGTTTACTGATGATTTTAGCAACTAGAGATTGTCTACTTTCGGGTCCTGGCTCCTCCGCTGGAAGCTCAGGTTCCATTAGCGGTTCTTCGTCCAGTAACATTTCTTCTGGTTCTTCTATAATTGGCTTTGTTTTACCACGGGTTCTTATTCCATAAGCCTGGGCAAAAGCGCGTTTTAAATCATCCATGGATTACTCGCTATCTTCGGATTTGTCTTCTAACTCTTCGTTAATATCAAATGCAGCTTGCAGCGCTTCGGCTACTAGTTTTGCATCTTTTTGGTGTACAGCAGAAATAAGCTTTTCAGCTGCTTCCATTAGTTTAGGGTGTTGCTCACCTTCGACAGACTCAGTTTTGTGGCTGCCGTCTGGTTTTCTTTTTGCGTATACTATTGAGCCGACTTGTCTTGGTTTTAAAAAAGGAAGCATTCAGGCACCTCTCTTTATATCGCATTTGTTTTTAAATGTAGTCGTCCCATGCTTCTATTCTAGCTGCCTGTTCTTTAAAATAGGCTTCCGCTTCTTGTTCCATGCGGTCTGTTTCTTCTTCATACCATTCCTTAGTACCTGGTTTTGCTCGAGTTTTCGGCTTTTCGGAAAAGAATTGATATGTAAATCTCCAGGCATATAGGCAAGCATCGGCCAAATGGTTATCACAGGCCGGGTTCTCTTCACGTTTTTTGCCTTTTTCTTTCCATACCAGATTTTGCCATTCTTCTACAAGCTTGGCAGCATTTAGTTTATGCGCTTTGATGCGCGCTTGTATCAGCTCTGCATTCATAATTTCAATGAAATCTGTTTTACCGGTTTTATCGGCAGCTATTAATGGAATTTGGTGACGGCGCTGTATTTCCTCTACAGCTTGCTTGTTGGCTCCATCGATAATTACTTTATGGATATTGTATTTAGTTTTTAGCTGTTTTATCTTTTCCGCTACATCCGTGATGTCCATTTTAGAACGGGAATATGTATCAATAATGTACAGCGTTTTGTCATAGGAGTGGTAACAGACAACCACAAATGCCGATGCATCTTCATATCCTAAGTCAACTCCAAGCAGGTACTGCCACTCACCGGAAACGTGCGGCGGAAGGGCCTCAAATAGGTTTCTGTCTGGTTTAAATTTGTACACCAAAGCGTCTTCATCAATAGACCAAAGACCAAGATACATCATTTGGAAATGTGGAGTTTCTTTAAACAGTGGGCGCGTTAGTTCAATGTCTGCTATCTCTGCTTCCCATTGCTTTACCATATGAGGGTTATCAAATGTGCTCCATTTATGAACAGACCAGCCGGGTTCTGCGCCAGTAGTAATATTAAAATACAACCCTTTGGTAAGATTGCCGGGGGTACCCATGATACAAATAGTTCCGCGGTAATCTGCTACTGCTGGTTTCAACGTAGAATAAACTAATTGGCCTAAGTCAATTGTATAAGAAGCGCCTTCATCGATAATTACTAATCGGTATTTTTGCCCTAGTAGTTTTTCTTTTTCATCTTCGGAGCTATCAACCCCTACAAGATAAATAATACTGCCGTTTTGTAATGTGACTGTCAAATTGGTTTCGTTGAATTTAGCCTGTAGTTTGTATTTTCTGTTCAATGGCTTCAGGATATCTTTCCACATGATTTTTTTAGCAGACTCGCGAGTCAAAGCAATATACAGGCATGTGCTGCCTGGATTTTCGTACGCTTCCTTAAAAAGGTAAATGCCAGACGTATAAGATTTAGCCGCCCGGCGAGTACAAAGAGTTGCCTTTAGCTTAGCAGGGTCGTTTATAAAAGCTGCTTGTTTATCAAAGCAATCTTCTATAAATCTAGGTGCTGCTAATTTGGCTAACTCTCGTTTTTTTAATTCTTTGTTTAGTATCTGTTTACTTAGCTTCATCAAAATAATATAACATGTTAATCAAAGGAGCCACAATAATATTTCTTTCATTAGCTCCGGAAATTACAGCAATGATTACACCATTAGAATCAAAAACCGGCCCGCCTGACATTCCCGGCCAAGCATGCCCAGCACCTTGGAACATAAAAACATAGTTAGATTTATACTCAAATCCTGTGCAAAACATAGGTCCACCATAAGGAAATCCACAAGCGGTAATTGGTCCGTAAGAACTTACAGCTTTGGTAATAAACTTAGGAGAAATAGAGTACTTAGCCACTGGGAAATCTTTTACATCAGCTTTTAAAATTGCTATGTCTGTATCTGGACGCGCTTTAGAATCCTGAACAAATATATTTAAAACTTTTCCGTTAGAATCTCTAATTTCTATAGGCTTGGGCACTATAGGCACATCTTTAAGCGCAGTTTTTCGAAGCACGCAGTGAGCTGCGGTTAGAACAGTATTTGAGTTAATAACTGTTCCAGAGCAGAAAAATCTACCGGTAGCAGCGTCGTGCAGCCTTACAATAGAAGATTGAATTTTATATGGGTTTTGGTTTACACATCCCGATAGTCCAACTAACAGGCCAAATAATACTAATAGATTTTTCATGCTTTTTTCTTTCTTTTCGGTTTTAAGATTTTGTTTATTAAGTTAAATTGCAAAGCCTCTTGAGCTCCGAAATATGTTGTTTTTTTACTCATGGTACGCCATACATCTGCCGGGGTACCTGTACACTCTTCCATAAGCTGTTCCCAATCAAGTTCTTGTGCTAGCAGTCTTTGTGCTTGAGCTACAAGGTATTCAGAGGACCCTTTCATGCGCTCGACGGTTTCATGGACCATAAAGCTAATTTCGGAAGACGCTTGTCTAATGTCGCCAGATGCCAGCACTAAAGTGGCCGCACTGTGGCATAGACCGTGGGCAGTAATACTGAAGGTTGCAGGGCTAGAACGGATTTTACCGCAAAAAGCCAAGCCATCGTAAAAGGTGCCACCTGCGCTAACAAGCTCTACCTCTATTAAGCTATTACGTTTTTGTAATAACTTGTCCACTTCTTCACTGAAAGCACGATAAGCATCTTCATTTATAGGACCAATAACATAGATTTTTGACATATATTACCCCACAGAAATCATTACTACGTATCCAGCAGCTTCTAGTTTTTTTAAGTCTTTTAAAGAGATTTTAGATACCAGTATTAGTTTTTTCATTTTTCAGCTCCTTGTTGTATATAGAATACCACTTAGTGCTTGAAAAGCAAAGTATAAGATTCGCGAATCTCAGTATCAGACATAGTTTCTGAGATTTCTGATTCTAAAAATGATACAAGTAGGCCAGATGTCAATACTTGGCCGTCGGAGCCGGATTCCTTGATATAGACAACAGTTACTACGCCACGATAAACCTCGTATTCGCCTTCGACATACATACCTTGGACGTCATCTTCAATATAAGCTGTAAAAGTTTGTTCCGTAGTGTTCAGTTTTAAGTTAGCGATTGTGTACATAATTACCTCCGTTTTGTTATATTTAGAATAGCAAAGTTTATTTGCATTGTCTATAGTTAGTCCCAAATTGTGGCATAGTCTTCAAAGGTACTGATAACTTCACAACATTTTGCATTTCTTCCTGCACCAGTTTACCGACGGCTTCTGTATCTTTTTGAGACACTTCGAACACCAGTTCATCGTGAGCCTGGGCTAGGATAGCTGCACCAAGCTTTTCCGTTTTAAGCCTGGCCACTATGTTTAATGCAGCCCGATTAACAATAGACGCCGCTAAGCCTTGGATTTGGAAGTTAATAGCACTGTTCAAAAGATTCTTATATTCCTTCCGGTCTTCTTTGGCACGTTGATATACTGCTGGATGCTCATGGAACCGCTTCCAAAGGGCTAATGAATCAGCTAAAGATTCACCATACTTGTTAAACAGCTCTTTGGCTCTAGGCATGTGCCGCACACGCCCTGCTTGAGTTCTGATAAAGCCATGGTATTTAACCTGGTCTTGGCTGTTATACATCCATTTTGCCAAATCTGGAAACGATTGTAGATAGTCATTTACAAGTTTATTAGCTTCTTCTTCTGAGCAGCCAATTTCATATTTAAGCTTGTAACCTGTCATGCCATAGGGAATGCCAAGGCTGTAGGATTTGGCTTTTTGGCGAGCGGCTTTGTTAACTTTGCCAAGATAATTATCAGCTGCTTTGTCGCTACTGACGCCTACTAGTTTTTCAGTTCTAATAGCAATTTCTGAATAAAAATCTTTTCCTTCGTTAAAAATTACTTGAAGCCGAGCATCCCCAGACACATGAGCAAAGATATGTGGTTCCAAAGATTCATAATCGGCAGACATTAAAACTTTTCCGTTCCTAGGTATGATAAATTCGCGAATTAAATTGGTGTATTTGGCTACGATTGTATCAGACTCCATAGTTCTTGGTAGTTGCTGCATGTCTCCAGCGTATCGGCCTGAGACGGTTCTGTGCTGTTGGAATCTAGGATAAAATATCCCTTCGTTGGCAACATCAACGTCTTCTAAGAATCGTTCCATGTAGGTGCCTGATAGTTTTCCTAGTTTGTTAAAGTCAATTAATTTAGAAACCCAAGGGTGTTTTGTGGCTGCCCAAGATAAGAACTCTTCATCTACTTGTGGCTGGCCAGTAGCAGTGCTGCTCAAAGGAGTTTCCTGCAGAACATCAAAGAATAGCTTTTTTAAATGGTGTTTACTTTGTAGATTAAAAATAGGTTCATCCGGACTATCCTTTTGGTGCTGCGCTTTTTGTATAGCTTTGATATCCTGGGCAGTAAAGTGTTCTAGTACATCTTTGTATGGTTTAAACAGTTTAGTAAAATTACCCTTTTCCGTTTTAACTGGATATTCTTTATCTAAAAATTGAGCTTCTAGTTCTGTTATTAATGGAGCAATTTCTGTTAGAATTTCTGTTTCTAATTGTTGAATATCCTTTTTAATAGCTGCCCAAGTTTGCTCTAGTTTTGGTACATCCATACGCATTCCATGGCACTCCATGGGGATTGTTACATGTTTATACAATGGCATGACTTCGTCTTCGTAGAAAAACTTCTCAAGCTTTTCCGCTTTTAGCTTTGGAAGATAATAATTGTAAATTTTATAGGTTAACAAGCAATCTTGAATACAATATTTGCCAAGGATTGCTGTGTCTGCTTTATAGAATTCCGTTGCTTTTCCGCCATTAGCTTTAACGGACGCAAGCATTTCGGCTTTTTCCTTAGTAGCATCAAGGCCAAATAATTTTGTAGCAATTTCTTTTAGTCCAAACGGAAACTCTTCGTCACAAGTATGTTTTAAAAGCAGCACATCCGTGTGCAATGATGGCAATAAGTCTACGCCAAAATAGTTTTTTGTAAAAGGCATATCGAAAGAGGCGTTGAATGCTAGTAGTTGTTTAGTAGCTAGCATTTGAAGAATTAGAACGTGGTCTGTTTTACTGGTAACGGGAAAATAGAAACCTTGGGAAGAATTAGAAACACCAAAGCCAACCACAGCATCTTGTCTAGGATTTAAGCCTGTAGTCTCAATGTCATAAGCAAGCATATTTGAGCTTGTAATAAAATCTACAGCTTTTTGTAAGTCTGCGGCAGTTTTAACAATCATGTTCCCTCCCTTTTTAGTTTACGGCACAACGTCTAGCAGGTCTCCAAATTCAGCATAAAACTTTTCACGAATCTTTTCAACTAGTTCATGTTCTTTGTCTGTAAAATCTTCAGGTGGATATTTATACAAAGCTCTTAGATAATTACTAAATTCCCAAGCGGCAGAATGATAATCAGACCCAAGGCGTGCTAGTGTATATTCGCTTTCTTCTTCTGGTAGATTATATTTAATAGTTATAATTGGCATAAAAGTACCTCAAAATAAAAAACCCGGCTCAGGAGGAGGGGGACCTGGCCGGGCAGGGGGTTAGTTAGCTTTAGCAAACACTTCGAAATCGTGGTAGGTCTTACCTTTTTTAGTTTTAATTTTTCCGTTGTAGTGCACTTCTACTTCAAGACCGATAACGCCAGCTTGGCCCAATTGGTCTTTCAGACTTGCAGTTTCGTTTAGAATATACAACGTGTTGTCAGAACCGCGAATAAAATAGTCATTTTTCTCAGGGTTAAATTTATTTGGTTTTGTGCTTTCTAAAATTCCTTTAGCTACTACACCTGTTTTTCCTGATTTCTCAAGCTCGCTGGGACGCACAATAACAAGTGCTCCGTCCGCTCCGCTATTAGAAGTTCCACCTTTAAGGCTTTTGAATCCGTCGCTCATATTAGCTCCATTTCTGCGGCTGTGCCGCCTTTATAAACTGTAGTTTACCATAAACCAGCAGTTGTTAATTATACTTTACACTAGTACCTGTAAGCGTGTCAATAAGAATTTGCATTTTTTCTCCGGCTGCAATTACTTTACTAAGTAATACCACTGACTGGCCAGATAATACTTGGTCGCGCTTGACATCTTTTTCCAAGCTAACGGCCAAGTCTGCAACTTTGTTAAAATAGTCGATTAAAAGCTGTTCTGCGTTCATTTATGACTCCTTTTTTATTAAATGCTGATAAACACCCATAAGCGTCAAAGCTTCGTCTAACGATTCTGGTTTTCCTTTTATAATCCCGTGCTTATTAGCGCCGGATTTATAATCATTATATAAGTCTTCTTTTGGAATGTCAAACTGTAATGTGATAGATTTAATATCTTTTGGGTCTATTGCCATTATATATCCAACTATAGTGTAATCAAAACCGCCATCTATATAGCAACTGTTGCACGAACACCATCTCAAATCGTGACGGTGCCTTGAGTAAACAATATCTTCACATTTTGGACATTTTATTGCTTGTGCTTCAAAGCTCATAAACGCTCCTTGTAACGATTATCTAGTTCTGGTTTATTTTTAATCATGTAAGCCAACATAGACAATGAAGCTAGGGCATGGCTGATGTGGCATAAACCAGATTCACTGTCAATGTCTTCCCCTTCGGAGTATTGATATAAATGTCTTAGGGCCGCGTCAATTAGCCTTCGGTGCTCAATCCCTAGTTTGTAGTTATCTGATGAATACTTTTTAGCGCCGTATGCTAAAGCTTCGGCAGTCATGTATACTGCCTCTTTAGAAATTAGCGATAATGGTGCTTTTCCGTTGTCGTGTTTTACGCCTGCTGACATTTTAAATCTCCTCTACGTCTATTTGAATACTTGGTTTAGTTTGCTCCAAAGTCCAAAGACCAGTAGCCATACATTTTTTATACAATACAATTGCCGAAGTTACAAGAGAATTTCCGCGACTTAAGGTACTGGAGCTTGCTTTATAAACTGCACATCCTTGGTCAGATTTTGAAAGAACCAGCCAATAGAAATCGAACAGTTTCCCGTAGTTTTCGTACGCCATTTGGCAGTATAAAGCAGCGCTTAGGTCGTAGCCATACTCAGTAACCGTGTGCGCAAATAACTCTTTGTCCGTAGGAGCTGCGGTAGTTTTTACATCCACAATATAGGACATATCAATATTGATGTAATCTGCTCTAGTTTTGATTGGCACGTCTAAATAGCTACCAAGCATTGTGTGTTCTGGAACACCATTACGTAGAATGTTAGTAGCAATGTCCGTGGCCGCATAAGATTTATATAACTGCTCGCATCTGTTCACTTGTGGAGCAGACAAAATAATCTTGCCAACATTTTCTGCTTTAAACTTTTCCCATGCTTCACCTGCTTTTCTCAGCCCAGGATACACTACATAATGCCCAAGCTTTTCAGGCTCCAGGATAAGACTATGCACGAGCTGGCCTTCATCAAAGGCCGGAGATGCTTTTCTATTTTTGATGCCTAAGACCCATTCGGAATAAAAAGCTGCCGGGTCTTTCAAAAGGGTTTTTAAATTAGTAGAACTAAGTCGAGTTCGGTCTGAATGATACTCTTCATTCGTGGAAGTTAACAACAAATTGCTCATGCATTTCTCCTTAAATAGTTTAGGGCTTGAAAACACCTATTACATTGTTTACTCATTAGTACCTCCAATTGGCATTTTTGCTGTTTGCAGGTTCAGCACCCAAGCTAAATGTTCCACGGCTTTGCGCGGCACTAAGAAGCCTGTAGTAACCCATGTTTTATTTTTAATTTCTCGCACTTGATAGTTTAACAATGTTTTTTCCATGAAAGCCAACAAGTCTTCTAAGATAAACACAAACAGAACTTCTTTTTTAGAAAACATATAGCACCAGTAAGTAGTTCCGTGGGACTCGGATTGCCAAATGCCTCCCAGTTTTCCTCGTTCTATGTCGCTGTAATGCTCAATAAAAAAGTTTTCTGTTTTGGCCATGTCATAGGAATCTGTTTTTAATTCCCATAGTTCGCCAGATTCTTTATCTATAAAATCTGACTTACGGCCATTTAAGGCTGTTAACATAGGAAAATGTTTTGCAAATGTTGCTTCTCCAGCTTTTCCAATTGCTAGGCTGCTTCTAAAATTATACACGGGCATGTGTCCCCCTGTTGAGACTTTTCCGCTACTAGATAAGTTTCCAGTGTCAACGGAGAGTTAGATAGAAACCAAGAAACAAAACTGCAAATATTGCCAGTATCTACTCGCAGCGTAACAGGAGTTCTATTTGTATAAATAATCTGGGCTTCAGAATCATTTTTTATAATTATCTTGTCTATCATGGCTTAAACCATCGCTTTCCGGAAGCGGGCCTGCGCAACTGAAAATGCTGCCAAGGTCCTTGACGTTCTTCCATATATAAGCCTAGAATAGACAAGAATTCTTCATTTTGCAAGCACCAGGCATTTAAGTCTCCATCTGGGTCAGAAATGTCACAAGCTAGGCCCATTAAATGCGCTGATTGCATCGGAATGAGACTGCGGTCTGTAATCCCTTTAGATGAATAGATTCGTAAATGTTGTTGTTCAGTTCTGTAGCCAGAGGTAACTATCATTGGCTTGCCATAGGCTTGCCTAACAGCTTGCATTGCTTTTAGTAGCTCATCTAATGCCTGTTGATGCTTAATTGGTACATCGGCAATTGAGTTTCCACTAAGCAATTCTTTATAAATTATTGTTCCCAAAGGACCTCCATTGCACTTTACGAATACATGTAGCAAACGGTTCATTACAAATTAACCAATTGGAATTCATTTCAGTTGTCAGAACTTTTATCTTTTTGGTGGTTGGATAAATTAAATAAGACTCGTTAAAGCCTTGGTTCCAATAATAACCGGTAAGAATTGTATAAGGCCCGTAGGTGCGCTTTTGGGTAACATCAAAAGCAATATCTTTCCAATATTTGTGTTTTACAAACCTCATTTTAGAATCTCCAATAAATGTTTAGCTAGCGTGGCCGAATAAGTTTCATTATGTTGTTTTGCCAGTTCTACCAGCTTTTCCGCTGCTTTGATACCTGCGGATAGCTTTTTTTCATGTTGTTTGGAACCTTCAATATATCCAAAAAAGAAATCCTCTAATGAGCACTCGTATTGAACAGCAGAACCGGTTTCTTTATAAATTTGCTCTGCGTATGTTTTTGCAGATTCTTCTGCTACTGCTTCTAGTTCTTTTCTCATGTGTCACTTTCTCCTGTTCTTTTTAGTGTCTTCTAGCTTAAATTTATAGTCACATATATTCCACGAATTGTAAACTTTACGATATGCTTTTCCGTTAGAAATTTCAGCTGCTTGCTTTACAGCTTTGTTGGCATGTCGCTTTCTGATACGTTTTGTTTTAGAACCATAGCCTTCCGTGGCTATTGGTTTGCGGTAACTGCGGCTCATTTTGCATAATGCCCTGCAGCAATACAGGCGTTTACAGCTGCCATTAGACGCTCAGATTTCTCGTCCGGGTATCCCAGGGAACGTCCTATTTCTAGATAGTCAGATTGAACTGTGGCTAGGGGATTTTGCACACAACCAACCCAAAGAAATACGCCGTCAGAATAACCGGACCATTCATCAGCTTCGATAAAGAAGACACCTGAATCTTTGTAAGAAGTGTTCTTAAAAGACGCGTTTTGGTAGTTTGTACCATGATTTGTTGTAAAATCAAAATTACTTTCCTGAATTTTTGCATTTCTAAAGTCAACATTATTTAAATTGGCGGCCAAAAAGTTTGTATTAAATAGATTAGCCGCATAAAAATTAGCGCCTGTGCAGTTTGCTCCTAGAAAATTAGTATTGTTAAAACATTTGTGCGAAAAATCTAGTCCTGATAGGTCTGCATTTTCAAAGTTAGCAGGACTGCCTCCTTGGCCGGTTAGCCATAGCAAATGCAATGCATAAACTTCATCTAATTCTTTTTGTGTGTATTTTTTTCCCATGTGTCACTCCCTCTTAAGTTCTGATGCCAAATATAAATCGTTTTCTGTTACATATGCTAGTTCAAAATGATTCTCTCCACAGCAATGATACTTAGAGTTTTTGTCTTCCATACAATAAACACAAACTTCTATAATATCGGAAACTAAACTCAAATGTTTTTCATCATTTGTGGAACAGATAATCTTTTTTGATTTTTCGTCTATATAATACATTAGTTACTCCTTTATTCTTTTAAATTAGGTACTCTGTGAATCTGCCGACAAATTTCGTATGCGTCTTTGGCACTGACATTTTCATCTAGCAGTTGTTTTACACAATCCAGAGTTACTTCTTTTTTATGTTCTTTCCATAGTGTAGAGCAGCCTGTTAGTCCTAGTAAAGTAAATAATAGTAGTTGTCTCATTTTAAATCTCCTCGTAGGGCTAATGCTCCTTTTAACATTAAAATGGTCGCTTTGATTTCTTTGTCTGTATAACCATATTTTTTACCAATGTTTTTTATTTCTTTTTTCCAATGGGCTATTGTGTGAAATTCACACCCTATTTGGATATGGTTTTTAGTAATGGTAATATTATGTTTTAGATTAGATATATTAACACATTGAGATACTGTTTTCACAATCGCATTTCCAGATATCCAAGCATTTCCAAATACCCTAGCATTTCCATATACCCGAGCATTTCCAAATACTATAGCACTTCCAGATACCATAGCATTTCCAATTACTGTAGCATTTTCAGATACCATAGCATTTCCAGATACCATAGCATTTCCAGATACCCAAGCATTTCCAGATACCAAAGCATTTCCAGATACCACAGCATATCCAGATACCATAGCATTTCCAAATACCATAGCATTTCCAAATACCCAAGCATTTCCAAATACCATAGCATTTCCAAATACCCAAGCATTTCCAGATAAATTATTTTCGGATTCAACGTAGCCTCCTAACTCTCCTTTTTTAGCATATAAGGAATCTTCAGTGGCCTCTATACGGTATAGTATTTTACCATTATATTCTATTGATAAATCTTTTCGTAGTTTAAAGTGTTTCATTGCAGCACCTTTTCTAAACTCTGCCGAGTATGTTCCAAGGTTTCAAACGTCTGGGCCGCTAGGGCTGCAAACATTAATACAAATAAGAAACACATAGTTTTTTCAAATAAGCTCATTTTTAACTCCTGTCTGTAAAGTAGACTAAATAGCCTACAAAAAAGATTGATAAAGAAACAATGATTAATCCTGATGAACTGGCAGTATAAAGCAGTATTCCTGCCACTAGTAGTCCAATGGCCGAGTATCCAATTTCCAGTTTATTTTTTAGCTTGCTCATAATTGCCTCCTAGTAGTTTAATTCTATTCAACTTGGCCTCATATTGCAAGCAAGCTTTTATTTTGCCTCGTTTTAAGCCGTTGGGTCCTATGTTATAAAAACAAGGCCGGTAATTTTTACGTAGTTGCATTGTTTTGAGATATGCTACTGCTGCATTTATGCTACAAGAAACATCTAAAACGCACACTTTTGACAGATTTAGATATTTTGCTGTTCTGTGATTTATCTGCATTATACCATGGTCGGCCGTTCTTTTATTCACTGCCGTAGCTTTTCCAGCAGATTCCACAAGCAGTATTTTTAAAATAAGAACCGAAGACACATTGTAAGCTTTAGATGCTTTGAGAATCTCAGGAATCACTTTGTAAGCTGGAGCGGCTCCCGAAGCTTTATAAGCATTATACGTTGTCATAAGCTTGAACATCGTCAAGTCTGGAACTTTTCCGCCGGTAGCTTTTGCAGCCGTTGCTAGAATAGCCGCGATTAAAAATTTTTTCACACAGCACCTCGTTGAAAGCAGAATACTGCCTTTTCGGCTTGCAAGCAATAAAAAAAGCTGTTACCATATCAGAATGAGAATAACAAATTTTATTTTATATCATAAAGCTTTTAGTATTAATGCCGCTACTTACAGAGATTCCCGGTTTAAATCAGCCGCTTATAAAGCCTGGGAAGCGGCTATATTACCGGATATTCCCGATTTGAGCCATATGGCCGGTTTTGATTACTATGAGATTCAAATAGAAGTGGAATACCCTGCAAATATCTTTTTTAATAAACAAGGCGGCATTTCTGCAAAAACTTTTGATGTGACTAATTTTGAGAAATTGTTAGTTGATTTGATTATGAACAAGTCCGTCAAAACAGACGATAGATACTTGGTAAAATGCACAAGCTCCAAGTTTTCAGGAGCCGTGCAACGTATTCACATCAGTCTAAAAGGTTATAACAAGGCCGATGCCTATGGTTCCGTTGGAGCTGCCGGAAACTCCTAGATAAACATTGCCAAATAGCCGTTTAGCTACTTGGGCAGTGTAGTCCTTGTCGATTGTATATCCAACGCCAACAAGTAATTCTGGAGCCACTTGCTTCTGTTCCGTTTTTGTTTCCGTGGCTTTAGATTCTTTATTTTCAGTAACAGTAGAGTTCTCCTCGATAGTGCCGTCTGGCTTTTTTACCACTTTGGTAACTGTTACAATTTTATCTTTTACCACTTCAACAGTTTTAGTTTCTACTTTGGCATAATAAACTTTGCCTAGGTAGATTCCTGCAGCGAATGTTAGTACTGAAAAGAACATTAAAAATTTACTCATAACTAACTCCTTTCTAACCTATCTTGTTTAAGCCCAAGGTCCTGCAGGAACAAGAACAATTGATATCTGGGAATAACCACCGGTGACTCCAGCCCTAGTTCCACTATAAAGGGACTGTCGCCGCTCATAATATAATGGACATCTTTTATGTGGTCCACGTTAACAATATGAACTTTGTGGTTCGTGTCGACTACTGTAATAAATTGGCTCATTGTACACCTCTTCGGAAATCTAAGACTTCCATTTTTACATTCTTAGGACTTGGGTTAATATCTTCTCGGATTTTATTTGCATTAATACAATAAAGTTTTCTTCCATTAATGTTTTTGATTTGTATTCCTTTGCGCAACAGCATTCCACTAACTTTATTTCTAAACTGTCTATTATCTGCAGCTGTTTGAGAATCCTGCAACGTAGTAGCTAGTCGAATAATTTCAGGAATAGACAAACGGTCTTCGCCGGGTTCCAAACATGCATCAAGTCTTTCTTCAATTGCATCTTTACTGCGATAGAAATCAGTTAATTTATCATATTCAGCAATTTCTGCAGATGTAAAATACCAATCTTTGCCGGCTTTAGCTTCTGCAAATGCTTGGGCGTACGCCTGGTAGATGTCCACATTATGGTCAGCATTCAACCCGTCCAAAGGAATGATGTAGAAACGACGATTACCAGAAGAATCGTGAAGAAAGTCTGTAGAATTTACTGATGCGCAAAAACTGCAAATTGATTTTCCATTAGTAGTTTGCATTCCATATGGGCGACGTTCGCTGATGTCTTCTTTAGTTAAAAAGTCCTTTAGAGCGCCGACGTCTTTAGAACCAGTAGTGGTTTCTAACTCGGAAATATGCCATAAAAACTTTTCCATTTGGCTAATGCTATGGTCTTTGTTAGCCGGGTCAATCTGGCTGTCTTTAAAACCTGCAGGCCATGGAGAAGCCATTTTTTGTAGCCATCGAGATTTCCCTAGCCCCTGTCTACCAACAAATACAAGAACGCAATTCTGACTTCCCGGACGAATATATTTCATAGCCATGGCACGCATCCAACGGATAAAAAATTCTTTATACCAATATATTTCTCGTTCACTGGCAGTGACTGGAATTTTCAAAGTAGTAAACAATTCTCCTAAATGGTCTTTTCCGTCCCAAACTACGCTTTCAAATACATTCTTTAAAGGGTCTACTGTTTGAGCATTAGCTGCGCTAAAAATATGAGATTTTAAATTGGTAATATCTAGGCCATAATCATCACATGTTGCAGAAATTCTAGAAAAGTCCATAGAGGACAAAGTAGCATCCTCTTCTAAATTTGTTAAAATTAAGTCCCGTCTTTTATCGTAATATAAATCAAAATTCATAATGTTTTTAATTAAATATTTTTTATTATCACTATGCTTAGGATGAGGACGAGCCGGGGATTTTTGATTAGGCGGCAGCATAACTGGCCAATCAATTTTTGGCTGCTCGTATGGAGTGCGGTTTTTGTATACATCTGCTAATTGCGCTAAATCGGTACTATCTAATTCAGATACCGGGCTTGCTTTAGTAAGCATAATTTCTGCTTCTTCTTCTGTATAGCCTTGAGCTTTCATGTTTAATGCGGCCTTAATAAAACTAGCATGCCAGTTATCTTGTCCAGAAATACCGGCAATAAATGCCATTGTGTCTCGGCTAAGTTTTCCTTTAGCGACAGTTTCTGTCGTATTTTTTACACGTGTCTTTGGCTGTTCCGTTTCTACCACTGAAAGAATGATACCAGAATCGGAGGAAGAAACAACGGATTTAGAAGATTTATAAAATCGAGCTGCATCTTTAGTGGCCGGGTCAGCAATACCTTCAAGGTTCAAATGCTTTACCCAGTATAACCAATTGTTTTTGTAGGTATTAGCATCATTGATAGGCGTTTCAAAGTATAGAATAACTCGGAACCTATCGACTGCCGGTTTAGTGCCTTTTGGCTTTTGATGGGAAGCCGTGGTGGCAATAATGTGTTTGTAATGCCAAAACTGCTTAGAAGCCGCTTCAATTGAAAAGTAAGGGCTGCCAGGGTCATTATCTATGTCCAATGCCAGAATTTGAATGTAGGCGAAATTAGCGCTATTTCTACGCTTTTCTCCGGACTTGTAAACTACCGGGGACCAAGGATTGGATAGAATGACATCCGGGGTTAAAGTTTCTACGCCAGCAATTTGGGAACTGTAGACTGGGTTCATATCTGCTTGTTTGTCGATTAATGTAATCTTAACACTCATCTATACCTTCTTTCTGCCCTTTGGGCTGTTTTTAAAACTGTATCTCATTTTTCTAAAGGTGTCAACAAGGGATTTCCCCCCTGCCCCAAACCCCTATAGTATAATAAAATATATCCTTATATAGTTTCTAAGTATATATCACTACACTGTGTAAATTTTCTTGACAGTTTGTTAAGAAGCCGGCATGTGACAAAATCTGTAACTTTCTTGACTTAAAAGTCATCATAAATTCTTTTTTTGTTGACATATAGTGCATCATACTGATACATTTAAAAAAAAGAAAGGACTTCCAATGAAACAAAAAATTAGAAAAGCATATCGTGTCGCAAAAACTTTTATTCCTGAGTTGCTTCCACAAAGCCCGGCCCAATTTGATTCATGGGCAACAGAAATCTTGTCAGTGGCCAATTTGCCAGATAATGACAGTTTTCGCCATGCTCTTGCTAGCCAGTTAATGCACCTAGGAGACCGAGTTACGCATGCTCCTAAAAGATATTTTATAAAATTGCTTTTTAAAGCTATTACAAATCAAACTGCTTTTCAAATCATGCAAGAATTGAAAGAACGAGCTAAAAATGAAAAAACCGTCGAAGCAGCTGATTCAGCAGTGGTATAAAAAACTAGAGGAATCTGGTTTTCAAGACATAGAAACAGCATCTGGCTTTTTAATCGGTACCAGTTATCGAGGTGGAGGCCAACATGCTACATATAAACATCTGCGAGAAAAAATGGGCAAATCTAGATTTACTGCGCAATCCCAAGTAGATGAATCATGGGCCAAAAATCAAGATGTTCAAAATTATTATTATTTAGCGGAACAATTTGCTAATTGCTACGAGTTTAAATCTGAAATGGATAAACAACTTTGGTCTATGTATGCAAACGGCCAAACTTACAGAGAAATGGGCAAAACTATTGGTAAATCGGCATATTGGGTGTTCCAGCAAATTAAAAGACTTAAACCAGAATTTAGTTTATATAGACGACTTAGTGGATGGCAAGAGCCAATGGACTATTTATGATTTCTTACAGATTAATGAAAACAGAAGATGTCTCGTTTATATACGCTACCATGCTACGTGGAGTTTACTATGGAAATGAATTTTATCGGCAAATCGAAAAAAAATCGTTCTTTAACAACTATGCAAAAGTTTTGGAACAGCTGCTATCACGCGACAGAGTGGTTGTGGTGGTCGCTTGTCTTTCTGATGATATCGATGTTATTGTTGGATATACTATTATAGAACCTGGGTACGGAATTCTGCACTGGTGTTTTGTTAAAGAGGCTTGGCGCTCCAAAGGTATTGCTACAGGAATGTTAGCTAGTGCTAAAATAAATATAGTTACCCACTTGACTAAACTGGGTAATAGTATTAGAATTAAGAAAAACTGGGTATTTGACCCGTTTAAAATATAAAGGAGATTTATGGAAAAACCATATCTTGTAACAAATGAAGATGACGTTACTTTTACGGTCTTAGAAATGGAAGCTTCAAAATACTCAGAGATTGAAAAAGTATTGGCAGAAAAAGCTTGTTTTATGCAAGTAGAAGCTAAAAATGGAAAGACAAAAGCAGGCTTGTCTTTTAATATTCCGTTTTCAGATGAAAAATTTATTATTATTCCGGTATTAAACAAATAACGAAAGGGAACTTATGAGAAAATTAGAAGACGTACAAAAAGAATATATTGCTACTTGCCAAGCTGCTGGTGACATGGCTTATCGCATTGAATGCTTTAAAGCTGAGTTTCAAAAGCTTATGGATAAAATGGTAGAGTTGAATAAAGAAGCAAACACGTTAGCTAAAGAAGCTAAAAAGGAAGAGTCAGATGGACAACAAGCCGTCAGCTAAACCCCGCGAAATTAAACAATTATTTACACAAGCCCCGGTAACTTTTCCAGGTGTGTTTACTTCTGAGACAAACCTAGTTGCCGATAAAGTGCCAGGTCTAGAAATGGTCCAATCTGATGTTGGAGTTGTCATACGAAAAGGAAATTTGTATGCTATGATTCCGCTAATGAACATCAAAATTATGGTCTACAAATGAAAAGATATATAGACCCAAAAAAGATTACACAACCGGCGCCGGAAGTTCAAGAAGAGCTCCCGGCTTCTTCATTTGATGTTGAGAAGCTGCTGGCTCAAGGCGGAGAGATTTTAAATCGTGAAGTGAAGAATTTGCTTATGGAATCTAGTCGTGGCAAATTGAATGCTGCTTCCGCTAGAGACCTTTGTAACTATATTAAGTTGTTGTCTGAATTGAAAAAAGAACAGCAAGAAGCTTTGAAAGAATTGTCTGACGAAGAAATTGAAAAGCTTAAAGAAACTATATAGTTAACTTTTTGCAAATCATTTTTATAAATTTCTGAAAATTAGTATCTGATATATTAGACTGTCTTTTTCTTGGTTTTTAACTTCCTGGGTGGTTCGACAATATTCGCCTTAATCGCGAGCGAAGTGATGTCATACTCGTTGTTGTAGGCGATATAGATATTGAGTAGGTCCTGAAGCCATTTCGGTTTTGTCATCTTCATCCGGCTCGTAGAGTCGCAAAACCTTACCATTCTCAAAATATTCATTAGATTTTAAAAGCTATCTATTTTCCGTCAGATAGATTTCCCATGCCTACTCACTGTCTTGAGAATTGTTAATTTCTTTGATTAATGCATTCGCAAGCATGACTGCGCTTTTTGCGTGTTTTTCAGCTATCTCTGCCGTCATCCAATCTGGGTTTGAGTAATCGTTCGCAGTGACAGATGCGGACATCAGATGTATACAAGTCAGCTCAAATTTACTTAATCCACTCACAAAGACATCTTTGCCTTGAAAGCCTGTCGCACAGTCACCACTATTCATTTTCTTTTTTTTGCCCATATAACCTCCCATTTAGTTAAATTAACACAAAGCTTCTCGTGCGTCAATAGTATATCTACACAATAACATTATATCTATGGATTACAGTATGTTACGATATTTTAAGTATAATATTAAGACACTCTAGTATACCAAGTATTGAAAATTACCTAAACATTTTAATTATTGCAGCTATCGAGGCCAAGATAGCTAATAGTTTAATCCCACCTTGCACCATAGATACATGACGGTCTATAGGTTTTAAATCATTTTTAATAATCCCAAGAGCCGTATCTAATTGGTCTGAGCGTTTAATGTGATAAGCTAATTGTTCTGCTTGTACTGCCAAGATTTTATCTGTTTCGTTAAGCCGGTCAATGATAATGTCCAGCTTTTCGTGAATCTTATTTAGCTGGTCCATTAGGTTCTCCAAATTTCTGAACTGCTTTACCGGTGAATGCGGTAGCCAACAATGTTCCTACAATTCCCACTGAAACCTCCCCCTGAGAAATAGCAATATAACAAGCAGTGCACGTGACCATAAAGGCCATAACGCGCATCATGCTAACACCACTAGATTCTGAAAATAATTTCTTTAAAAATTCCATACTATACCCCCGAAAAATTCATAATAGCATTATTAGATACTCAAACTATTCATTGCTACTGTGATAGTACTGGAGCCGCCACTGCTGCGTGTATAAACCGCTCTTATGTAAGAATAAGCCATGTTGGAAATCGGAATAATAACAGAAGCGCCAGAAACAATACTTGCCGAGGCACTAGGGATGTCTGTCCAATTGGTTGGAACAAATACCGCTCGTGTTGTTCCGCTACTAGATGGGTTATCATTGGAAGCCTGGATTTTTAAAGTTCCGTTAGCTGTGGCGTCTCCGAAGTATGCTTGAAAGCTTGCAGAGACAATTTGTCCTGCGTCAAAAGCATTTCCAGTAGCACTTGCAGAATCATCTGCTGATAATATAATAACTTGTGCATTTCTCATGTTAACCTACTTTCGCCATTGAAAAGAAATTAGTTACTGTATCTGATGAATAGCTTGGAGATGAAACGTTTGTTTTTGTTCTAATAGTTACAACCTGGCCTACTGTCAATGGAATAAACTGAACTGTAACATTGGGGGCTAAAGAATTTACAGATGAAGACCCAGCTTGGAGAAATTGTACATATTTTTCAGTCCCATCAATAAATATAGCTATTTGAGCAAATTGTCCAGCACTGTAGGTAGCAACAATCTGAGTTTGTGCTTGAATTGCGTAGTTACCAGTAACAGCAATCGTGGCCGAGCCAGAAGAATAGATGTTGTCTGTGTCTGTTACTTTTGTCCCATAAGTTATAATATTATAACTTGAGTTTAACGTTCCTGTTGGAGGCGCGCCTGTGTACAAAAGTCCTGCAGATGTGACAGATGCCCATTTGACTCCACCAGTAGATGCAGAATCTGCAGTAAGAACTTGCCCATCAGTTCCGACCGCTACTCGAATATTACTAGAGCTGCTGCGAGCAATAATGTCTCCTTTGGTAGTCACAGGGCTTAAGGCATCAAATCCTGCACTAGCAGTAGATTGCCCTGTTCCGCCATTAGCTATAGCAACAGTACCAGATAAGTCAGCAGCTGCCAAAGCAGATAAGCTTGCATTTGTTCCATTAGAACGTAGATAATATGCATTTGTTTGAGTTCCTGTTAAAGCATTGATTGCTGCTTGTTGAGTAGTGGCGCCTGTTCCGCCGTTTCCAATTCCCAGTGTACTTGTGACTTCTGAACCAGATAAATTGATAGCTGCGGCTGTTATGTTTTTTGTCGCATCTAACTTTAACGGTAAAGAAGCAGTTAACGACGACAATATTGGAGCGGAACTAAAGGTTTTAGCGCCTGCTAGTGTTTGAGCAGCAGTGCTAACAAGTCCTGGGAAGCTAGCATCAGCAGTTTGTAAAATTAACTGATTACCAACTTGCACGGCACCATTGGCAGATTTTGTTTGAGAATCTATTGTGCCCATGAAACGACCTTGAGACACAATACAAATCCAAGCACCGGCTGTAGAGTTATATTGCAACAAGAACGCTGAGTTGTTTGGTACTAAAATGTCTCCATTGGCACCAGTTAAAATGGCTTCACCGGCAGAAGCTCCGCCATAGTTGTTTACAACAGTGATAGTGTTTCCTGTAGCATTCACTAGGGATAACAACTGACCAGAAACAACTCCGCCATTGTTAGCAGAAGCAATGCTTGTTAAGCTTGCATTTGTAAAAGTAACTGTAACGTTAGTATGACTTGGAATTCTAGCATTAGCTCCAGTTAAGCTTGAGTTTACAGTGCCAGTTAGTGTTAGATTTGCATTGATAGTTGTGTCGCCATTGAATGTCTTAGCACCTGCAAATGTTTGAGTTCCCGTTGTAACAGCTCCAGGCACAGATGCAGAAGCAGCATCAAGACTAAGAATTTGAGTAGATAAACTTAAACCGTTTGCTGTTCCGATGGTAACAGGGTTATGAGACCCTTGGTCAATTGTGAATGGAGCAATTCCTGGAACAATAGATACAATTCCAACTGATGCAGGAGCTTTTAATTCGTACGCAGTTCTGGCGGCAGATGTTTGAACGTAGCCAGTAATGCTACCAGCTTCTTCAATCTCAAACCCGGAATTCTGACCAGAACCGGCGGCTCCGCCTTTATTTAAAGTAATCTTAGGGTCTACTACTTGTAGAATTGGGGTATTTTCATAGATTGTAGTACCTTGGATGTTTACTACGGAACCAGCATTACCAATGTTAATCGTTGTAGCGGCAGAGCCAAGTGTTAACGTTCCAGAAGCATCTACGCCGCCGTTAGCCAAGATGGAAGCATTGAATGTTTTAGTGCCCGCAAAAGATTGAGCTGCTGTGGACATTAAGCCTGGAACTGTAGCGCTTGCTGATTGCATAACCAAAGCGTTGGAAGCAATAACAGCGCCATTGGCAGAGGGTGTTTGAGAATCAACTGTTCCGATACTAAGTACAAGATTAGCTCCACCAATCACTTGCCAAGCCAATAAACCTAAGTTGTATTCATACAGTAAATGTGTATCTAATGCGATTCCAAGTTGACCGTCACTAGGGCCTGATGGAAAAGAAGCTAGATTGGCATAGGTTGGAACGCCGCCACCACCCGAACTTGCCGAAGGCCACCTTATATACTGCGTTGACATGTTACACCGCCTTAGCGCTGATATAAGCGTCTAAACTGCCAGAACCAGATGTTCTAGTGTAAACAATACGGATATATGGAAAACTAAGTTGATTTAAATCTAAAAGAATTTGACCAGCAGCGCCAGAAGCAGCAGGAGTAGTTGAAAGCGATAGCGGTATGAAATTACCAGCGTTAACAATCTGACCGTTGTATTCTTTATGGTCTAGGGAACCTTGGATGCTAAATGTGCCAGTAGGAGTACCTGTAAAATTTAACTGAATTGCTACGTTATCTAGGTAACTAATATTTGTAGCAGGTCCAGTAATATCTGCAGACATGTCACCGGCGGTGATTATCTGTATTACTGGTAAAAAGTTTTTTGAATTTCCGGCCATTGTAACATCCTCTCTGGTAGAGTTAGGGCATGGTTATCCCAGGGTTCATTAATACTACAGTGTTTTTAATATACCTACAGTATGGTTTTATCGAATAATTTAAACTATTTACCAAGTTTGTGCGAAATCCGTGATTCTTGTGGAGTCATGTAATTTCCAGGCATTTTCTTTAATCCTTGCATTTTAGCAGCTGACGGCGGTCTCTGAGGCATTTGGTTCATTGTAGGTTGCTGCTGAGGTTGTGTAGAAATAATGCTTTGAGGCTGCATAGATGCATCTAGTGGCTGACCAAAGAACAAAGACATGCTTAGTTTAGTTCTGTATGGAATACGCTCTTCCGCTGCTAGCTTTGTACTCATCTGGTTCATAAGTTCAGTTTGCATTGCTTGGTGCATTCCAGGATATAAACCGTTTAAATCTTTAATGTCGTTAACAGTCAAAGTTCCTTGTTTTATTTTCTGTAAAATAATAGTAGGGTCGTGAGCAATTTCTAATGCTGCATTATAACGCGCTTCCGCTACAGCATTTGGTCTTTGAGGTTTATCTAACGGGCCTAGCGGAGCTTCATTTGGTTTCAATGTTTTTAGATAGCTGACAGCAGTCGCAGCAGCCATAGTAGTTTGCATTCCGTGTGCAGGTAGATAATGTGCAACAGCATTGCTGCGGTTCATGAGTTGCTCTGGGTCTTGGTCTGCTTGTGCAACTTTTAACTTTAGTGCATTAAATTGAGCCGTATTCAGTTTTATTGTCTGAAAAGAACCATTGTTAAATACCGCTTTGGCAGCATTTTGCAACTTCATTTGGCCTTTTAGAGCTTGGTTACTGAAATCTAATGCCGCTTTTAAACCAGCTCCACTTGCTTCTTGCTCTAAGATTGGTTTCATAAGGGACGGTAATATTTTTTCAAACATTGGAGCTAACAGATATTTACCAGCCATTGCGCCCATAACGGCGTTACCGGAAGCAGCACCAAGGGCCCCACCAATACCTCCACCAAGCATTTGATGAATACCTTTTTGTACTAAGTAGTCAGCAACTTTGGAACCGGGAGTATCTTCATGCTGTAGTAGTTGTGTAAGAATGCTTGTTTCACGACTTTTCAATGGATTTTCAATACCAAGATTGGCGTGTGTCTTTTCCATGGCTTCCGTAAACTTATCACTGGCTTGAAGAAAATTACCTAGCATGCCTTGGCGCTTTTCTCCAGAATACTTGCCAACGTTGTTAATAAAAGAATTGACTTTACCCATATCAATTTCACGAACATTATTAACTTTAGAAGTAAACTGCGTTTCAAAATCTTTTAGTGGCTGTTGCAACTGAGACCAGGCTTTATTGATGTCTGCAGTACGCATTCCAGCTTCGCCCCAAGCTTTGGAAGCTAAGTTGTCTCGTACTTCCTGCCCAAGGTCTTTGACAGTTGTTAGAAACTTGTGGCTGATATCAAAAGTATCTGTGCGTTTTAAAGTTTGATAAGTACTTTGAGCATATCGTTT